TCGGTCTTGGAACTATTACTGATGCTAGTCCAGATACTTTAGCTAGAACAACAGTCATAAGCAGTTCTAATAGTGATAATGCAGTAAACTTTAGTGCCGGTACAAAAACTATTTTCTGTACTATGCCTGCTTCAAAAACAGTGTTTTTAGATGCTAGTGGAAATACTACATTAGGTGCAGACTTATCTGTTGGAGATGATCTTACAGTTTTAGGTGGTATAATTGATTTAAAATCTAATAGTGGATCAGTAGCAGCTCTTAGAATGTATTGTGAAAGCTCAAATGCTCACTTCCAAACATTGTCACCACAACCACATTCCGCTGATGCAAGTAATACATTAAGACTTCCTGATAGCGGAGATGGTGGCACACAAGATTTAGTTGCCGTAGGTATTACGCAAACATTAACAAACAAAACTCTTACTGCACCGACTATGACGGGTACTTCTACAATGGTAGATTTAGACATATCTGGTACTGTAGATGTTGATGGTACTACAAATTTAGATATAGTTGATATTGATGGTGCAGTTAACATTGCCGCTGCAACTACTATAGCCACTAACAATAAGATAATCTTTCGTGATGCTGCAATTCATATTAGTTCTACTGCCGATGGTGACTTGTCTATTGCTGCTGACGATGAGATAGACTTAACTTCAACATTGATTGATATTAATGGTAATGTAGAAATCAGTGGAACAGCCACAACAACAGGAGTTCATACATTTACAGCAGTTCCTGTCTTCCCTAACAACACAGTAGAGACAGCAGATATTCAAGCAGATGCTATAACAAGCGCTAAGATTGCTGATGATGCTATTGATTCAGAACATTATACAGATGGAAGTATTGATACTGCACACATATCAGCCGATGCTATAACAGAAGCAAAGATAGCAGACAATGCAGTAGAGAGTGAACACATAAACAATAACGTAATATCAGGACAAACTGAACTAGCATCTGGGATTGCAGACGCAGACGAACTATTAATAAGTGACGCAGGAACAGTAAAACGAGTAGATGCAAGCGTATTTAAAACATACATAGGTGCCGCAGACGATGCCACAGCATTAGCAATCGCATTAGGATAAGGAAAAAGAAATGGCAAATACATTTAAAGTAGTTAACTTTGCAGCTGAACCTGCAACAGCAGGAGCAAACTCTGGACTTGCCTATGTTGTTTATACAGCACCGGGCAGTACAACTACAGTTGTTCTAGGTTTAACTTTAGCTAATATACACACAGCACAAGTTACAGCAGATGTTTATTTAGTAAGTGATACAGGAAGCAGGGGGGGTGCTACAGGTTCTTTAGTTGCCAATGGTAACAGTCTCATTGTTAAGGGAGCACCAATTCCTGTGGGAGGAGCTTTAGAATTAATGTCTGGAAATAAAATAGTATTAGAAACTACTGACCAAATAGTTATAGACTGTTCTATAGCAGATAAACTTTCAGGCACGTTGAGCATTATGGAGATAACATAATATGGCATACATTGGTAATACTGCATCCACTAGATTTGTAGCTAATAGGGCTGCTTCTGTTTATTCTGGTGATGGCTCTACAGTAGCTTTTACATTAGAAGAAGCTGTAGGTTCAGACGAAGATATATTGGTATCTGTTGATGGTGTGGTACAAGAGCCTTCAGTAGCTTACGCAGTTAGCAGTGGAACAACATTAACCTTTAGTGCAGCACCTTCTAGTAATTCTGGTAATAATATATTTGTGTATTATTTAAGTCTTGCCAAAGGAAGTGTAGTTCATCCTGCAACAAGTGCTTTGAGTGCAACAACAGGTACGTTTAGTAGTAATGCTACTGTAGCAGGTACGCTTGGTGTAACAGGGGCAGCTACATTTACTGCACAAGGTCAGTCTCCAAGAGTAAATGTGCTTGCACAGGTAACAGGATATACTTCTGGTACTGTACTAACAGCAGCACAATCAGGAGCTATTGTAACTTTTCCTGCAATGGGTGGTGCAGCAACGCTATCCCTTCCAGCATGTGCAGGTTGTTTAGGTGCTACCTACACATTTGTAATGTTAGGTACAGCAGGTAATGATGTTGATATTATTACTAATGGCTCTGAAAAGATTATTGGTTGTGTTCCAAAAGGTGACGGAGACAACGTAGGAATTGCAGACGCAAATGATTCTGCTGGTTTTGATGCTAACGCAGTTGTAGGTTCAAGTTTTAAAATTACTTGTATTTCAACTACAGCAGCACTAGCGTTTTTGTTACATGATGTCATTGATGGTCTTGCAGCAAATACTGGTGGTATTAACTTAAAATAAGGGATAAATAATGGCATTAACAAAAGTATTAACAGGTGGAATTGCACTAGATGCTGTAGACAATACTATATTAAAATTAGATGATAACTATGCTTTGACAGGTACTGTAACTGGCGCAGGTGGTGGTAAAGTAGGACAAGTAATTCAAACTGTAAAGTCTAGTGCAACCACAACAAATAGTGCTACTCCAGTGGCTATATCAGGAATGACAGCTAATATGACTTGTGCAGCATCAAATAGCAAAGTCTTAATTGATCTTACTGTTACAATAGGGGCTCAACCAGCTATGTATGGGGTTATACAGTTATTCATAGGAGGTAGTGTAAGTGCCTTTATTGGTGATGCAGTTAGTGGTGTACAAAGAAGTTCAGTTGGTAATTTTGCTGGTGGTAACAATGCACTTCAATTACAAGGGTTTTCAAACTCTTTTCTTTATTCTCCATCATCAACTTCAGAGATAACTTATGCACTTTATTGGCAGAAAGGTGAAGATACCCCTAATATATACTTAAATAGGTGTCATAATAATTCTACTGGTAATGCTGCTACAGGCATTTCAACACTTACATTAACGGAGATATTGGCATGAAATATGAAGCTATATATAGTCTCTACTCTAATGTTGTATCTATAGATGGAGATGAAGATGATTTAGTTGCTTATGATAAAGATTGGAATGTTGTCTCTTTAAATGCTGATGATGTAGCAACAAAAGTAACACAGTTGCAAACTGCTTATAATAACAATGCCTACCAAAGAAGTAGAGCAAAAAAGTATCCATCGATGGCAGACCAACTAGATGACATATATCACAATGGTGTAGATGAGTGGAAGAAGACCATTAAAGCTGTTAAAGATAAGTATCCAAAGGAGTAACAATGGCTTATATAGGAACCTCCCCTTCAAATGGAGTAAGACGAATTTACAACTACACAGCTACAGCAAGTCAAACTAGCTTTAGTGGCAATGACACTCTTGGTATTAGTTTAGCTTACGCTGATGGTGCTTATATAGATGTGTACCAAAATGGTGTGCTTCTTATACCAACGGATTATGTAGCTACTACAGGAACAACTGTTGTTTTAGATACTGCTGCGTCTGAAGATGATACAGTTCAAATGGTTGTTTATGATGTGTTCTCTGTAGCTGATACGGTTAGTCAAAGTGCAGGTGGTAACTTTGCAGGTAACGTAGGCATGGGTGGTACTCTTGCAGTTACAGGTGTACCTACATTCACAGGAAGAAGTGTTCACAGTGGTGGTATAACAATAGCTAATGCAGGACAGATAGGTTCTGTAGGTGATGCAGATGCTATGGCAATATCAAGTAGTGGTGTTGTGACATTTAGCCAAACTCCTGTAGGTGCTGGTGTTGCTTTAACTTCAGCAACTACTGTTGCAGCAACCTCTGGAACAGAAATAATTTTTACAGGTATTCCATCAACAACAAGTCGAATTATGCTTATGTTTCGTGGAGTAACAATGAGTGCAAATCAAAATATAAGGATTACTCTTGGTACAAGTAGTGGTCTTGTAACAAGTGGGTATATTGGAACATCAGGATATGGTGCTGGTGCTAATAATCGAACAGACAGTTGGGTTTGGTATCCTGCCAATGGAACTTTATCAGGCGTTATGACAATCTGCCATATGGGTGGAAATATATATGTTCAAGGTCATTCAAGTAAGTATAATACTAGTAATACTTCATTTGGTGGCGGTGATGTTGCAGTAGGTGGAGTTGTAGACCGATTAGGAATAGATCCAGCAGGTGATGCTACTTTTTCTGCTGGTGCAATTAATATAATGTTTGACTAATAGGAGAATGTAGTGGCTAACGAAAAAAAAATAATACATGATCTTGCAACTAATAAAACAACAGTAGTAAATTATACAGATGAAGAACAAGATATTTATGATGCAAAAGTAACAGCTTGGACTAACGCTGCACCTGCTAAACGTATGGTAGACTTACGCAAACAAAGAGATGCACTATTAGCAGAAACAGATTACATGGCATTGGGTGACGTAACCTTGTCAGATGCTTGGAAAACATACAGACAAGCTTTAAGAGATATAACAAGCCAAACACCAGCAGATGATGCGTTGAGTAACATTACGTTTCCAACAAAGCCAAGTTAAGGAGCAACAGATGAGTAGAGCAGCAGATTTAGCAGCAGGTAAAATAGCCACATTAAAAACGACAGCTATAAAGTTTACTGATGGCGATGCTTCAATGACTATTGCTGATGGAGGGGTTGTAACATTTGCTGCTGCTCCTGTTGGTGATAATGGTGGTGCAATGGAATTAGTATCTAAAGTTACTACTGCCGTAACAGATTTAACTGCATTAATTGTAACTTTACCAGAAACAACAGACTTTGAATATTTAAAATTAATTATAAACTTAAAAGCAGAAACAGCAACAGCCCATAGGTGGTATATGCTTGTAAGAAATACAGCAGATGATGCTTTTGATACTGGTGCTAGTGATTACAGATATATGTATACCTACAACTACAATACTGGTAGTGGTGGTGGAAATGCTCAAAAAGGTGACGTAGATGGTACAGCTTATATTGAATTTATAGAAGGAAACACAGGAGATGGGTCTGATGATTTTGAAACTTTTCATTTAGTTTTAGATATATATCACACAGTAGGCACAGCTAAACACCCAAGATTTAATTGGGTAGCTGGCATAGAAAAAAGACATAATGATGCTATTTCTTACGGCTCTTCTGGTTCTGCAATCATTGGCACCGCTATAGCAGTAAACGGACTAAAGTTTTTAAAAAGTGATGGTGCTGAATTTACTAATCAAGGTTATTCTTTGTATAAGGTGATAAAATAATGCCAAAATATATTTTAGACAATGGTGTAAAAAGAGAAATGACAACTGCTGAAGAAACAGAAGGCGTTCTTTCTGGCGATGCTTTAGTTGCTGTTAACTTAAGCTCATTAAGAAGCATGAGAAATCTGTTATTAATTGAGACTGATTGGATGGCTAATTCAGATGTAACAATGAGTGATGCTTGGAAAGCATACAGAAAAGCTCTTAGAGATATTACAGATACTTATGGCTCAATGTCTGATGATGGTTTTTCATTTCCAACTAAACCAAGTTAAGGGAGCAAAATAATGTTTGGTCATGCTTCTATATCTGAAGCATCTTTTGGTGATGTAGGCGGTGTAGTACAGGTAGGAACCGCAGAAATGAGTGGTACTGCATCTAAGACTTCTATAGGTGTTGGTATACTTGCAGGTATTGCTACAATGGATGGTAACTTCACAGCAACAACAGCCGGTATATTTATAACAGGTAGTGTTAATGCAGAATTAAGTTCTAATTTTACACAAACTACAGAAGATATAAGATTAGTTAATCTCACTGATGTAACTATTAGCAGTGTATTTACACAAACGACAGATGGTATTAATATACTAATACCAATAGTAAGTACTGATTTAAATTTTACAAAAACAACATCTGGAGATATACTATACGAAAATATAGGAGAAACAACAGGTAAAAGACCAGCAGGAGCTTCTTCACCGGGATCTGGGTATACAGAAATATCTCCTTTGGGTGTAGAAAGTTATTCAAATATAACACCATCAGGATCTGAAACATGGTCAGAAATATAAGAGGTAAACATGGCAAGTACATATACAGCCAATAGTGGTATAGAAAAAATTGGAGCTGGCGAACAAGCCGGAACTTGGGGCGTTACCACAAATAATAATTTAGATATTTTAGATAGATCGATAAACGGTGTTGGCACAATTACTTTGACTGGAACGGTAACTGACTTAACTACAAATGATGGTGTATTATCAGAGGGTGGATATAAAGTTCTTGTTTTGGCAGGATCTCCATCTGGAACAAACACAATTACAATAGGACCTAATGATCAAGATAAAATGTATTTTGTTGAAAATGGTACAGATCAAAGCGTTATATTTTCTCAAGGTGGCGGAGCTAACGTTACTGTAATAGCTGGTGCTAAAAGCATGATTTATGCAGATGGAGCAGGATCTAGCGCTGCTGTTGTTGATTTAACAGCTGGATTAAGTTTGGGGTCTTTAACGCTTGCTGGCACAGTCGTTACTACTACAGCAGCAGAATTAAACCTTATGGATGGCGGTGCAACTGTTGGAACAACTGCTGTTGCCGCAGGAGATGGTATTGTTACTAATGACGGTGGCACAATGCAACAAACTACAGCAGCTACATTTTCAACGTATTTTAATCAAAATTTAGTAGAGGCAAAAAACGCTTTGACAGTAGCAGGTACAGTTACCGTTACACCTACTGGTGCTACATCTGTATACCAACCTCTTACAGTTGGTAGCGGTAGTCAAATAGTACGAGTTGCCGTTACTAATTTAGTTGCGGGTCAATACGTAATTATTGATAAAACAACCACAACAAATAGTATGACAATAGATTGGACAAACGATAGTGCAGTTACATCTTCGGGCATTTCATTAGGAAGTAGTGCTGATTTAGGTATTGGCATATTTAATGGTGCTGGTTTTTCTTTCACAGAGACAGTCAAATTTTAGGTGTTAAATGAGTATACCATTAATATCAGGTTTAGGGTTTACTGAAGTAGATTCAGCAGGGACGCTTAATGACAAAGCTGGGGATGCTAAAAGCAAACTTCCTATACAGTTTTTTAGATTAACAGATAATATTTCTGGTAATTTAACTTTAAATGATAATGCTGCTCATAAAAAAATTATACTAGATACAAATGGAAAGACTATAACTAATTCTTCTGGCTCACCTTTGACTACAAATTCAAGTATAGCATTGGAATTAAAAGGTAGTGGTAATGTACAATCTACTTTAAAAACTTTTACAGCTTCTGAAAGTTCAACAAGCCACACAGGTACAACTATATTTAGTAGTAGCGATAGCTCTACACTAGTTGTGGCAACTTCAGATACGGATAGCACACAAACGGCTGTTTTAACTAGAACAGCAGGAACACAAACAGAAAGCTTTGGTTCTCGAGGGCTTGTTCAGCTAACTTGGAATGAATGGCCTAGCGCTTTCCAAAATGTTAATTCTGCTTTAAATGGTGGTGGTAATCTTGCTTCTGGAGTGCGGCTATTAGGTGTTACAACCTCAAGTGCTTCCGCACCTAGTGGTGGGAGTACTTTAGCTATTCCAACAAGTTGTGGAAGCCAAACAAGCTTACGTAACTCAGGTGTAGCGACACCTGAAGCACACGCTGCAGTTTTTTATCAAAACTGTGCGTCAGGAAATCCTTGGCAATTTTATATTTTAGACTTAGGTGTTGGATCAAGCTTTAAAGTATGGCTTACATTGCCTTCAACACAAAATAATAGATCGTTAACTTTTACAAACAATTTGGCTATTTCTTGTGTTTTATCTGGGGGAGACCCGTACAGCGATGTTACAGTTACTGCTGGTTCAACTGCTGTAGTTACAAGAAGCGATTCAACAGATGGATCATTTGATTTAACTGGTACAATAACGGGCAATAATGGAGATAGTCAGCCA